ATGAGCCAGAGCGTGGGGTGAGCGTCCTGGGGTGAAGGGTAAGCGCTGAGAGGGGTTGCCACACCTGCCTCACCTGATTGCCCCACCTTGCGGAGAGGTAGGGCAGCCGAGAACCCTGCCCCTGCCTGGCCTTTGCCCCTATTACCCTACCTACCCTACCTAGAGAGATAGATAGAAGGGAGGGGGAGAGAGGGGGGATAGGCGCGAGAGAGTCTGCGAAATAGGTAGGGCAGTGGGCAGGTGTGGCAGACAAGCGAAAACCCCAGGTGTGGCCTGGGGTTTCGGGGTGCCCCACCTCTTTTGAGAGGCTTGGCTGAGGGTGGCAGGTGGGGCAGCGTCATTCCCTGGGAGACCACCTCCAGGCCCGCTGCCCTTCGACCATGGAGCGGCGGCGCTCGTAGCCGAGGGCGCGGAGGATGTCGGCCACGGCCATCTGATCGGCGCGCGTCTGGCGCTCGATGGGCTTCTGGATGGCGTCGACGAGGATGCGCTCAGTGGTGATGTGCTCCCCGAGCATCCGCTGGTCCAGCCACTGCTGAATGGCGGGCACCCAGGGGTTCTCGACCTGGTAGCCCTCGTTCTCGCGTGTGACCTGCTGCGCGAGGTCGATCGGCAGGTAGTTGGCCTCACCGGCGCGGTAGGCGGCGACAGCGCCAGCCCAGATGGCGTCCCGCTCAGCCATGAGGGTGGCGGTGTCGATCGGGTTGGCCTCGGTGCGTGTGGTGGGGATGACCCAGAAGCGGCGGTTGCCGGTGTCGTCGACGAGGAAGCCGGTCTGGCGGTTGGTGGAGCCCACGATGATGCCGCGGCGGGGGAAGGCCTCGGTGGCCTTGCCGTACGGCACGCGGAAGAGGTCAGTGCCTTGCGTGAGGAAGGCCTTGACGACGCCGGCGTGCTTGCGACCCATGATGTGGTCAAGCTCGGCCCACTCCATGATCCAGGAGCGGTGCAGCACCATGAGGTCGTCCTTGGAGCTGATGTCCCCGAGGGCATCGGAGAAGAAGGCGCCGCCGAGGGCTGACCAGAAGGAGGACTTGCGAGCGCCCTGATCACCCATGAGCACGGTGGCGGTGTCGTGCTTGCAGCCGGGCTCGAAGGCGCGGCGGACGGCGCCGATCAGCGTGCAGCGGATCATGTGGTCGTAGAGGGTCTGCCCGCCAGCGGCGATGTCCTCAGGGCGGAGGTAGGCGGTGGCGAGGCCGCCGATGTAGGCGGGCTCCACCGTGGCCTCGACGTGCTCCAGGTATTCGGTGACCGGGTTGTAGGGGTTCTCGCGGGCGACCTGGATGAGGCAGTCGAGGGACAGCTCCTTGGAGGCCTTGTAGCCGCGCTCGGCGAGGGAGAGGTAGAAGCGCTCAGCGCCTTCGATGTCGCGGCCGTCGAGCTCGATGAGCTGGGAAAAGGTGTTGTAGCGGATGCGGCCGCCTTGGGCCTGCATGCGGAGCATGGCGAGGAGCTCACCTGCTTCGAGCTTCTGCGGCTTGGCGAAGGTGGGCGCGTAGGGCTCCGGTGGATCGGGGGGAGCTGCGGCGGTGGATTGAGGGGAGCTCTGCGCCGATCGAGGGGAGCTGGCGGGCGGCGGCAGGAGCGGCCTGGAGGCGCGGGTGTGGAAGGCAAGACGCTGGAGCAGCTTCTCCAGGGGCGTGCCTGGGTGTGGGTTGCGGCCGTCTGCGCCATCGAACCGAGCCCAGGCCTTCTTCTCATCGAAGTCGCGGGCCTTGGTGCGTGCTGCGCTGATGTGGATGGCGAAGGCGGCTGATGCGGTGAGGTCGGCGCGGACGCCTTGCGCCTGCAGCCATGCCTCGGTGCCGCGCAGATCGAGCGCGAGGCGAAGCTGATCATCGTTCCAGCTGCCGGGCGTGCCGCCGGACTCGACCAGCTCGCGGCTGTCGCGGGTGATGAAGTCGAGGAAGGGCACATCACCGGCCGCCGGCGGTGGCGGCATGGGTGTGGCCGCGGCGGTGAACAGCGGCTCGGGCTCGGGCTCGGGTTGATCGAGCATCAGCTCGATGAGCACCAGGGGAGCATCGGCGAGGGGTTGCTCAGCGGGGCTGCGGCCCTTGAGCCAGCGGTAGCCGGAGGTGGAGGGATGCGCGCCGATGACGACGGACTGACAGCCGACCCATCGAAGCTCCAGCTGTTCGGCCTTGCCTTCGGCGTCCTGCTTGCCGGACTTGATGACGTGGCGGCCCTTCATGGCGGGCCAGTATTCGGGCGGGACGCGGTAGACGATCTGGAAGCGTCCGTCACGGCCGGATGTGACGGCGACGGACTTGGGCAGGTCACGAAGGGGCGCGCCGATGCGCTCAAGGACCTCGGTGGCGCTGATGCCGTCGTGATCGACGAACAGCAGGCCACCGGATGTTGGGCCAGCGATGACACCGACGGCCTTGGCGCGGCCGCTCTGGATCTCAGCTGCGGCGGCGGCCTTGTCAAGGGGGTTGTTGGGCCAGTCGGCCTGATAGGGGCGCTTGTTGTTGCCGACGGCGACGAGGGCCCAGTCATCAGGCAGGCCCTGGAGCTGCTGCATGAGATCCGCCATGGTCAACCGGCCTCATGGAGGAGGTTGCGGATGCGCTGCAGTTCAGCGATGCACTGGCGTGCTGCGCGTTGGGTGTAGCGCTGCTCGCGTGGCAGGAGGTCGGGGTCGTCGTGGCGGATGGTGAGCCAGGCCTGGAGCTGATCAGAGCGGGCGTCAAGCCAGCGGTGAATGCGCTCGCGCTCGTGCTGCTGTCCGGCGCGGAAGGCGTCGGAGTCGGAGAGATCAAGGGGGTGGCTCATGCGGGATCGTCCTGCCATTGGGGCTCGAGTTCGCAAGCGCCGACGACGTGATCAGGGAAGATTTCCTGCGCGGTGAGCAGGGCATCGGCGCGGTCGTGGGCAAGGAGGCCGATGCGGACCGGTGTGCGGTCAGCGCGTAGCGCGATGACGGTGAAGGGCTGAAGGGTCATGCGCCCTCCACTGCCAGGCTGGCGCGCTTGACGTATGAGCGGCACTGGCGGACGACGGCCTCGGCGACGAGGAAGGACCAGTCGTAGTGGCGGATGGCGTAGGTGGCCCAAGTGTCAGCGGTGCGCGCCCAGGCGATCACCAAAGTGTCGGAGGCCGGGTCGCACTTGTGGGCGTCGCGGTAGAGGACGCGAAGGCGTCCGAGGCATTGCTCGGGAGAGAGTGCCATGGGGTGGGTGGCATGGGGACAGGATGACCGTAGAGGCGCTGCCCCACCCGAGCCTGGTTGTTGTTGCAGAGCGTTACAGACCGAGGATGCGGCGGGCGTCGTCGACTGAGCGGGCAACGCCGGCCATGCCGCCGGCCTGCTGGATCATGGTGATGAAGGCCTGCTGCTCAGCTGTGGCGCGGCCGCGGTCCTTGACCTCGATCGCAACGAACACCGCCAGCTGCTGACCCACCATGTCGGGTGTGATGGTGACCTGGCGCAGGCCGATGAGGTCGGAGCTGCCCGGGCAGAGGCCGTAGCGCACCAAGCGGCCGGTTGCGTCCTTGAGCGCGCCGGTGTTGTTGCGCCAGAGGCGAGCGGGGCCAGCACCGCAGGCGATGCGGATGTCGTTCTGGACCTTGGCCTCATCCGAACGCGGCATGGTCTGAGGGATTGAAGAGAGAGGGTTGGTGCCGGATCGGCTGATTGATTCGTTGCTCGGCAATGGCGTGATAGGCCGGGTCGCGTTCGATGCCAATGAAGTCGAACCCTTCCAGTACTGCGGCCTTGCCTGTTGACCCGCTGCCCATGAACGGATCCAGCACCACACCGCCGGGGGGCGTCACCAGCCGGCACAGATAGCGCATCAGCTCGGTGGGCTTCACGGTCGGGTGCATGTTGCCATCGCCGCGATCGGCTTTACTGGCCTTGGCGCAGTAGAAGAACCGGGCAGCGCTGCCCGAGTCGCCGTAGCCAGCTTCGACTTCCTGAGGAGCGGCTTCCCCATAGCGGCCTTTGCCGCCGATGGATGTCCCGGTGGTTGCGCCTCGCCGCAACACCGTTTGCTGCATCCCCTGGCTCTGCGGAAACAGCCCCACCACCTCATCGCTGCCGTCGTGGATCAGGTTTGCCGGCCAGCGGCCCAGGTTCGGATTGTGACCGCCGACTCCTGGGGTCTCTCCGGCTTCGCGAAACTGCCCATAGCAGTTCGCCGGGGCCTTCTTGCTCACGCTGGCTGGGACGTTCTTGCTGGTGCCGATCCGGCACCCATCAACATTCAGCGCCCCAGTCCCATGCTCCAGCACGTTTGCGGCCACGGTGCCGGCCAGCGGCTTGCGGGCCATGGTGATCGGTTCCAGTGCTGGCTTCAGGGCGGTGCCCCAGCCGGACCACTGCTGCGCGGCAGGAGTGGCGGGGGCGGTGATCTGCAGGGTGTCACGCATCTCTGCATCGGCATAGGCCTCGCCGGTCCTGCCGGCAGTTGCGCCACCTTGACCGCCAACTATCCGCGCCGTGCCGGTGAGCTTCCGGCTCCCCACCACCTCCCGCTCAGCCCCCGCCGCCTTATCAATCGCCTTGCTCACGTCCAGCGACTTCGGGAACTCCGACCCATAGATCCAGGCGATCATGTCCCGGATCTCAAAGCCCGCGTCTTCGATCCGCACCGCCATCCGGTGCTGCGTCCGCGTGCCGGCGAACGCCAGCAGGTGGCCGCCGGGCTTCAGCACGCGCAGGCACTCGGCCCACACCTCCACGCTTGGGACGTCGTAGTCCCAGCGCTTGCCCATGAAGGCCAAGCCGTAGGGAGGGTCGGTCACGACGGCATCCACGCTGCAGTCGGGCAGGGTGCGAAGCACCTCCATG